GCCGCGCTGAACCTGAACGTTAACACGGTGATCAGCAATATCTACCTGAACTACCAGGCCGCTGGCACGGCGGTATCCACCACGGCGAGTTTTGCCGGGCTGTACCTGGTCAACAGCACCAGCACGGCAACGCTGGTGGCGTCCACGACCCAGATTGGCAACTCGGCCACCGTGGCGGGGTTCGCTACCTGCCCGCTCACCGTGCCGTTCACGACTGCGGCCAGCGGGGCGTACTACGTGGGTGTGCTGCTCGGCAGCTCTACCACCACGCCGGTCTTCCGTACCGCTACCGGCGTCACCGTCACCGCCTCGGACGTCGTGACGGTGGCCGGGCCGAACGCCGTCACGTCCAACTATCAGTTCGCGATTAACGGCACGTCCCTGACGGTACTGCCCACCTCGCTCGCTCTGTCCAGTAGCGTCGTGGCTTCTGCCTACGCTTTCTGGACTGGCGTGGCGTGAGCGGAGCACCGTATGCGAGCTTCCTGGGTCCGGCCGTAAATCCGACTACCTACCCTGTCTACAGAGTGACGATTGCCCCAAATCCAGAAGTAATCCCCACCGTGGACGGGTTCTCGGTGGACATCTTCGCGCCTGGCAGTGAGGGTCCGAACGACGCTGCGACCCAGACGCAGTGGGAGACTTGGCTCGGAGTCATGGGGGCGGCGCTGGCCGGGGAGTCGAGCGTGTCCTCGGTGACGATTTACCGGCTTGACGAGAGCTTCGCTACTCTCTACTCAAGCTGATAAGCAGCAATGGGGCTCCCGCAGTCTCCCCCGGGAGGTTGCGGGAGCCCCATTTCCTTCTTCGCCGGGGGGCGAACAGCAGCAATGATGATCTTGTGGCACAGCAATGCCCCGTACGCCTGTACGGGCTACGGGCAGCAGACTGCCTTGTGGCTGCCCCGGCTGCAGCAGTTGGGGCACGAGGTGGTTTCGTTTGCCCCCTCGGGCCACGCGGGGGCAGTGCTGAACTGGCAAGGCATCCCGGTGCTGCCTGCCTGGCGGGACGGGTTCGGAAGCGACATCCTGCTCGACCACTACAACAAGACGGGAGCGGACCTGCTGTTCACGCTGTGTGACAGCTACGCCCTGAACCCGCAGGTAATCGCGAAGTGCAACACCATGCACTGGGTGCCGATTGACTGTGCTCCGATGAACTCCCGGGAGCAGGCCAGCTTGCGCCATACCGGGGCGATGCCAGTGGCGATGTCTCAGTTCGGCAAGGCCCAGCTGCTGGCGGCTGGGTTCAGCCCGCGCTACATCCCGCACGGGATTGACTGCAGGATCTTCGCTCCGCCGGAGAGCCCCAAGGCTCAGCGTGACGTGGTCGGCGCGTCCGACGAGACGTTCTTGATCGGGCTCAACGCCTTCAACAAAGACGTCATGCGCAAGAGCTACCCAGAGCAGTTCCGGGCCTTCGCGGTGTTCCGCGAGCGGCACCCGGATTCCAAGCTGCTGGTGCATGCGGCGGTGGCTGACCCCTCAGCGGTTGACCTCAACGCCCTGGCCCGTGCGTGTGGCATCGAGAAGCACGTCTTCTTCCCTGACCAGTACGCCTACGCCTGCGGCATGATGACATCCGAGAACATGGCCAGCTGGTACGGTGCGCTGGACCTGTACACAAACTGCTCCTACGGCGAGGGCTTCGGCATCCCGATCATCGAGGCCCAAGCCTGCGGTGTGCCGGTGGTCGTCAGCGACGTGGCCTCGATGAGTGAGCTAGCTGGTCCAGGCTGGAAGGTCCCCACCGAGCCGTTCTGGGTGCCAGCGCACCAGGGCTGGTGGGGGCAGCCCGCCATGGCTGACATTGCCGATGCCTACGAGGCTGCCTGGCAGCTGCGTGAGGACGGCGGCATGGGCGCCCTGCGCCAGCAGTGCCGCGAGTTTGCGGTGAACTACGACGCCGACCACGTGCTCACCGAGTACTTTGAGCCAGTGCTGAAAGAGGCTGAAGCGAGCCTGCCGTAATGGCCCCCCTGGTCACCGTGGTGACCGCCACCTGGGGACGGCCCCGCACCATCACCGATGTGGCGATTCCGTCGCTCGACGTGCAGACCTACCCCGACATTCAGCACATCGTGGTCACCGATGGGCGAGACCCCGTGCTGAACGATGTGATGCTGAAGGCTGGCTACACCTGGGGCACGGGTAACCGGATGCTGGTGAACCTAGGCCGCAACTGGTCCCAGATTCACGGCGACGGTGGGGTCGGGGCTGTTCCGCGCCAGGTCGGCAGCCTGCTGGCGGCGGGTGAATACGTCTGCTACCTCGACGACGACAACACCTACCTGCCGCATCACATTGCCACCTTTGTGGCGGCGCTGGAGACCACCGGGGCGGACTTCGCCACCAGCCGCTGGTACCTGGGCGGTACGCACGCTCAGCCTTCGGGCAGCGCACCGCCACGCCGGGGTGAGACCGACACCAACGCCATCATGCACCGGGCCATGATCCTGAAGCACGGCGGCTGGCAGCCTGACGGCTACGAGTCAGACGGCGCACTGGTGGAGCGGTGGATCGCGGCCGGGTGCCGCTGGACCTTTGTGGACGAGCCCACTGTGGTCGTGTGGTCACACCGGATGGGGGCAGCAGATGGGATATGAGGGGTACGCCTACGGGCTAGAGCGCGCCACCACTACGGCGGTCGGTTTGCGCCTGCCTGCTTTCACTGCGGCCGAGCTGGGCGTGGCGGGCGGCCATGGGCTTATCGAGCTGGAAAACATGGCTGCGGAGCAGGAGCACCGGGGCGTCCAGATCACCGTCGCCGGGTTTGACCGGGCTGTGGGATTGCCCCATTCGAGCGACTACCGTGACCTCGGGTATGTGTGGCGTGGCGGCTTCTTCACCATGAATGAGCCACTGCTGCGGGAGCGCATGCGGCCCGAGACACAGCTGATGATCGGTGAGATAGAGGCCATCCTCGCTGCCTTCATGGTTGCCGAGCAGCCCCCCATCGGGTTCTTGGCGTTCGACCTGGACTACTACTCCTCCACCATGAAGGCACTGAACACCCTCGGCATGGCCCCTGTCCAGCGGTTCTTGCCCCGGGTGATGTGCTTCTTTGACGACACGGTGGGCTTCCACGACGAGTACCACTGTGACTTCGTCGGGGAGCTGGCCGCAATAGCCGAGTTCAACGCTACTCACCGTTACCGCAAGATGGCCAAACTGAACGGCCTGCACTTGAAGCCGAGGATTGACGGTGCGGCCTGGGCTGAGGGCATCTATGTGCTGCACCTGTTTGATCACCCTCGCTACAGCGACTACGTGCTCAATGAGGTTGACAGGCAGCTACCGCTGTGAAGGCGCTGGTGACCGGCAGTGCGGGGTTCATCGGGGGCCATGTCGCTGCAGCTCTGGAGCAGGCCAGCTGGTCAGTGACCGGAGCAGACATCGAGACCGGTACCGATGTGCGTCGTCTGCCGGTTGCCAGCTACGACCTGGTGGTGCATTGTGCAGCGGTGGTCGGCGGGCGGCGCGTGGTGGAGCTGGCTCCGCTGGAGCACGCAGCCAACCTGGCCATTGACGCGAGCCTGTTCGAGTGGGCTGCGGTCAGCCAGCCTGGCCGGGTGGTGTACTTTTCCTCCTCTTGCGCCTACCCGGCGAAGCTCTCCAGCACGCCGGGGCGGCTGCAGGAAGCCGAGATTGACCCCTACAGTCCACGCTGGCCCGACGAGCTGTACGGGTGGACGAAGCTGACCGGTGAGCTGGTGGCCGGTGTGGCGGCAGACGCTGGCATCCCGGTCAGCATCGTGCGGCCCTTCAGTGTCTACGGACCAGGGATGAAGGATGGCTTCGCCATCACGTCGTTCACCGACCAGATCCGCCGCAGGGCTGACCCCGTGGAAATCTGGGGACCCGGCACTCAGGTGCGTGACTTTATTCATGTGCGTGACGTAGCTCGCGCTGTGCTGGCCATGGCGGAGCAAGGCATCGACGGGCCGGTGAACCTGGGGACTGGGCGGGGCACCTCCCTGGTCAATCTGGTGCATATGATGGGCGATGCCGCCGGGTACGGCCCGGCCGTGTGCACCCAGAAAGGGATGCCTGCAGGGTTGCCGTGCCTGGTGGCCGACCCATCTTTGCTGCGCTCGTTCTGCGCTCCAGCCGTGAAGCTGGAGGACTACTTTGCTGAGGTGCTGGCGTGAAGGTTTTTGTCTCTGGGGTTGCCGGATTCATCGGCTCCCAGCTGGCCCGCCACGCCATCACTGAGGGCTGGACCGTTACCGGGATTGACTCCATGCTGTCAGGCGACGAGGCTAACGTCCCGGCGGAGGCGCGCTGGATGCGCTCCACCTGCCAGGCGGTCACCCACTACCGGCAGTTCCTGAGGGACGCCGACGTGGTGGTGCATTGCGCTGCCGCCCCCTACGAGGGACTGAGCGTGTTCAGCCCGCAGCTGGTATATGAGCACACGCTGATGTCCACGGTGGCGCTGGTACGGGCGTCTATCGCTGCCGGGGTGAAGCGCTTTGTGTTCTGCTCCTCGATGTCGCGCTACGGTGCCCAGGGTGTCCCGTTCCGTGAGGAGATGGACACCGCTCCGGTCGATCCCTACGGCTGCGCTAAGGTAGCCGCTGAAGAGGCCGTGAAGACCATCTGCCGCTTGCACGGGCTGGAGTGGGTCATCGTCGTGCCGCACAACGTGTACGGGCCAGGCCAGAAATACTGGGACCCCTACCGCAACGTGGCCGCCATCATGATCAACCGGGTGCTGAGCGGGAAGCCACCTATCATCTACGGCGACGGCTACCAGCGGCGCTGCTTGTCTTACATTGGCGACGTGGTCCCGGCCCTGGCCCAGGCGTGCACCTCCCGCTACGCCCACGGCGAGGTGTTCAACCTTGGCCCATCGGGTGACGGTGAGACCATCACCGACCTGGCCACCCTGATCCTCGATGTCACCGGCTCCGATCTGGAGCCGCAGTACATGCCTCCCCGGCCCGCCGAGGTCCACTTCGCTACGTGCGATTGCTCTAAGTCGGCTGCCATGCTGGGCTACGAGCCCACCTGGGACCTGCGGGACGGGCTGGAGAAGCTGGCAGCCTGGATCGGGGAGCGGGGTCCCCGGCCGTTTACCTACCACCTGCCCATCGAGTTGCCCACTGATCAGACCCCGCGTACGTGGACTGAGAGGCTGATGTGAGCGACACCCAGCTCAATCATGCTGGGAAGTGGGTGCCAGCCATCCCGCTGCCGCTGTACGGGCTGCGTAAGCGCTGCCATTGCGGTGCCAGGTTCTGGACGATGGCGGGTTACGATGGCCACTACGCCCTAGCACACATTCTGGAGCTGTGAATGGCCGATATGTGCGTGATTGTGCCCACGCGCGAGAGAGCACCCAGCCTGGCCCGGTTTACCGCTGCGGCTGGCCGCACCATGAGCGGTGACACTGAGTTGCTGTTCGTCATGGACGACGACGACCCGCTGCTAGATGACAACCGCAAGGCCGTGGGTGAGTGGGAAGTCATGACCTTGCCCCGGCAGTTCCTGGTGCCGAAGATGAACCACGCTGCCATGCGCAAGGTCACCGACTACCGGGTGCTGATGTTTCTGGGGGACGACGTTCTGCCGATCACCCCGGGCTGGGATGCCTCTATCGTGGCCGCTATCGACGCCCTGGGCAGCGGCTACGCCTACCCGAACGACCTGCTGCGGGCGGACATTCCCGAGCACGTAGCCATCTCCAGCGACATCGTCTCGGCGCTGGGCTGGATGGCGTGCCCCGCGATGGACCACTTCTACATCGACAACGCCTGGGCTGACCTGGGCCACGGTGCGGGGTGCCTCACCTACTGTGAGGACGTAGTGATGGAGCACCTGCACTGGACACTGGGTAAGTCACCCCGTGACCACGTGAACAACATGGCCATAGCCCGAGGTGGCCACGATCAGATCAAGTACCAGGAATGGCGCGACACCCGGCTGGCTGCTGACCTGGAAACCGTACGGGGGGTACGCGATGGCAAAGAAGCCCGTTCTCAAGGTGCGGTGCCCTAAGCATGGCTGGGTGACCGTGCCGCACAAGTGCACGTAGCTACCGCTGCTTGTTCTGCTTCTCCAGGTAGGCGGTGTATTCGGGGTCGTCCCGCTTGTGGGCGTAGGTCAGTTCCAGCTCCCGCATCCGGTGCTTGTGGGCCTGGCGCTTCTCGAAGGCACGGATGAACGGGGCAAACGGGTTCTTGATATGGCCGGTCGCTATCCCGGCACAGGTGAACAGGATGACGATCAGTGTGAACAGCGCACCGACCCCAAACATCCACCCATGCAGGACCTCGCTGTAGTGCGCTGCAGGGCTTAGCGTCGGTGGTGGCTTCCTGCCTAGCAGGTTGCGGCACAGCTTAGCTATCTCAGTGTCCATTTCCTTTTTCCTTTTCTTCCGGCCTGATTATACCTGGGGGATTCATGCCGCAAGTACAGCTGCCGGTGGGCTGCAACTCGCTCAAGTTCCCAGACGGGAAAGAGTACTACGGCAAGCGCAGCGGCCACGTGAACGTAGACGACGACCACGCCAAGATGATCGCCCGCTCGTCCAACGGCCGAGCAGGCATCATCAACGGCTCGCTGACGGCAGCCATCGGCACGAAAGCTGGCCGGTGGTGTACCGAGTGCATCCGGCTCTGGCAGAGCTGGAGTAAGACCTGCCCTAAATGCGGCAGGGAGACTGAAGAGGAGTAAGCATGGCCGTGTACGCCCGCAGTGACGTGATGAGCGTTGCTGTTCCCCGCGATAGCGGAGGCTGTGGGAACACCCACAGCCGACCCGTTATCCAGGGAGCCCCGGTCAAGATCTGGAAGCTCGATTGCCCTCTGTGCTCAGGGCACCTGATGGCCGACATCAAGTCGTCCACGGTGAGCTGGACCGACAAAGACCGGGTGAAGCACGAGTACAACACCAGCACCTGGTCTGCGACCCCGGAGCAGATCCCGCAAACCCCAGACGAAGAGCGTCACAGCACAGACATGGAAAAGCGTGGTGGCGAGGCCATGGCCCGCTCGATGCAGGGCATGGCGATGGCCCTGGCGCAGCAGAACATGGGGCAGCTGGCGACGGACTCACAGACAGCGGTGGCTGCTGCTGCGGCGCAGAACGCAGCCGAAGAGAAGGCCGAGCTGCTGGAGCGGATCGCCAAGCTGGAGCACCTGATCAACGGCAACGGCCACGTCGGGCGAGAAGAGCGGCCAAAGGTGACCAAGCCAGCTCCCCGGGCGGTCCCCAGTGCGGGGAGCTGCATTGTGTGCGGGTCCCCCACCCGCGACAAGCCTAAGGGACCCGCACCTAAGCGGTGTGCTGAGCATCGGTAGGGCCGGAAGGGACGCGGCTAGCTCTGTCGGACTGGGGGCGCCGGTGGCCAGGTTCGGGATGTCAGAGCCTGTTCGGCCGCAGGGCTGACTAGGCAGGGAGTGGATAGTCGGGCGTCGGTGCTCCCCCATTCGGGGGCCTGAGCGCGCGTGAGATCAATCCTAACGCGGGAGGTGGGGTGTGGCGGTCTACGGCCCGGGAACCCCCTACGTGACGCCACAGCTGCTGCTCAACGCTCCCACGGGCATCTCCTGGAAGACCATCCCGTCGCCCAAGGCTGCCACCGCTGAGCAATACGCCGAGCAGATCAACATCTGCGCTCGTGCCTCCTCCATGGTGGATACCGCCTGTAACAACATCATCCGGGCCACCGTAGACACCGAGACCCAGTACGGGCCGGACTACTACATGACCATCAATAACCAGACGTTTGTCGGTAAGATCGTCCTGCAGCGCTCGCCCGTGATCGCGGTGCTGGGTGGGCAGTGGAACGCAGCCGGGACCTTTCCGCCGGACTGGCAGCCGCTGACCGCTGAGCAGTTCGCTATTGAGCGGCCGATCATCGGCCTGTATGGCACCTCGGCGCCATCGGATGCTGGTGAAGGTGGCCAGGGGGTGCTGATCCAGCCGGGGATCTTGACCTGGGCCTACGGGCGTAACGGCATCGCGCTGCAGGTCACCTACGTCAATGGCTGGCCACACACCTCGCTGACCGCCGAGGTCAGCGCCGGGGACTCCACGCTGGCCGTAGACGACGTCACCGGCTGGGCTCCGGTTACCTCCGGGGGCCAGGGAGCCTGCGGCGTGCTGAAGGACTCCGCTGACCAGGAGAGCGTGACCGTAGCAGCAGCCAGCGCGACATCCGGGCCGGGCATCGTGACCCTCACCACGCCACTGCAGTTTGGCCATGGGGCTGGGGTGGTGCTCACCACCATCCCCGAGCAGCTGCAGCAGGCGACAATCTTGTTTGCGGTCAGCCAGGCCCTGACCCGGGGCGCCACCGCCACCACCATCCAGAACATCGCAGGCACCGGCCAGGCGACAGCATCGGGCTCTGATGCACTGGACGCTGCGGCTCGTGCGCTGTGCAAGCCGTACGCTCGCGTCTGGTAGGAGAACCGGGTGAAGCCTGAAACCAGGATGCAGGTCGTCCGTAAGCAGGCCCGGCGAGACCGGGAGCGGCGCCTGCGCGAGGAGCAGGAGCGCAAGGAGCGGGAGCGCCGCATCCGGGCTCAGCTGCGGAAGGGCCACTGAGTGCCGCTGAACAGCACGCAGCTGTGGATCAAGGGACTGCTGGACGGGCTGATCGTCCCCGGCAACGCCAACACCCTGCAGGCGTACATCACGCCGCTGGACCCGTACGAAGAAGACAACCCCGCTGCCTACATCTGGCCCACCTCAGGCAACGAAGACCGCCAGGCCATGCCCCGGGTCAATGCGGCCCCCGGCATCGGCGCAGGCTGGAAGACCCTGACCCACGAGCTGGCCATCTGGCTGACCTGGTTTAACGACGAGTCCGATCCCGACGCTGACATCAGCTTCCCGGCTGTGATCGACGTGGTGATGTTCACGCTGCGCTCCAGCGCCAACCCAGCGGTGATCTACGACCCGCTGACCGGGGTCGGCAGCCAGCTGATCGACGTTGGGGAGCGGATGAACTGGCGGTTTGCCGGGATTCGCGCCACCGCCGACCAGCGGTGGAACCGTTACGACGCGGAGATCACAGCCACAATTATCGAGGAGCTTCAGTCGTAACGGCCTGGGAAGGGCTGGCTAGCGGAGTCGGAACGGGACAGCTTGGGGACAGGCAAGTCGCGCCCTGGATTGTCGTAGAAAGATGTGCGGCGGTGCCTACGCCCTGCGCGCGCTCATTTAGGTAGCTTACTAGATCATCCTTTGGAGGATGGCGTGCCACAGCCAGCAGTGCCCACCGCCGTGTTCCCCGTCTCCGAGCGGTTTGTCGGGATTGCACGGGAGACCACGTACGGCACGGCAGTCAGCCCCACCGTGACCATCCCGATGACCAACTTTGCCCCATCCGACAAGCCCGTCTGGGTGATGGACGAGGCATGGCGCGGGTCGATGTCGGGTGAGTACGACATGATCCAGGGTCCGCTGTGGGCAGAGACGAGCTTTGGCGGCCCGGTGTACGGCGACACCATCGGCCACATGCTCTACAACATCCTGGGCGACTACACCCAGTCGGCTGCCTCCACCACCCCGACCGCCACGCTGAATGCGATTGGCACGGCGGGGGCGTCTACCTTGACGGTGGTCTCCGGCGGGGCGAGCTTCACCACTGGCATGTTCATCCAGGTGTTCCAGGCTGGATCCACCGGCCCGGCCGAGATTGTGCAGGTCACCTCAGGCTCGACCGGCACCACCATCGCGCTGTCAGCTGCGACCCCGCTGCGGTTCCAGCATTCCAGTGCTGCTGTGGTGCAGAACACCACCGTCGCCGCAGGCACCTACACCAACACCTTCACGGTGCTGAACAGCAACGACGGTGCCAACAACGGCCAGCCACCCAGCCACACCTTCACCGACCGGACCCAGGTGCCCGGGGCAGCGGGTAACTGGGCAGCACAGTATGCGTTCGGCTGCGTCTCCCAGATGACCCTCACCGGCTCAGCGCAGGGGATCTTCACCCACGCGGGCAACATGACCAGCTATGTCTACTCAACCGCGAGCGCCATCCCGGCGCTGGCGGTCTCCAGCGTGCGGGCCACGCCTAACTGGCGCTCCACCATTGCCCTGGCAGGCACGCTGCCGACCTTCCAGGTCAATGACATCGCGGAGTGGGAGTTCCAGCTCAACCGGGTGGTGCAGCCGATCCCGACCACGGATGGCTTCCAGAACCCCTACACCATCGCCCGGGGCAAGTTCACCGCCACCGCCAAGCTGACCTTCATGCCTTCGGTGGATGAGAGTGCGCTGAACTACATGCTGAACAACACCCAGCCGCAGCTGCAGATCACCTACAGTAACGGCCTAGCCGGAGCTAGCAACATCACCTACAACATCAACGTGCTGCTTGGCGCGTTCGACACCGCCAACATCAACGAAGCCAGTGCGCTGTTTGGCTACGACGTAACCGCCAAGCTGATCGCTAACACCTCCAACGTGGGCTGGTCGGGGGGGTACTCTCCAATCAGCGTCAGCGTCGCTAACGGCGTGCCCGTCTATTAAACCCAATCACTAGAGCCTGGGGGGCTTGCAGTGAAGCTAGAGACCCAAAGTGGTCAGTGGATCGAGATGAAAGACATCGGCCAGCTGACCGCAGGCGACAAGCTAGCCATGCGCGGAGCGGTGCGGCTGCCACTCGGTGGCGACGCCGAGCGGCCCACCACCGTGTTCTCCTTTGGGGACATGGACTTTCAGATTTACGTGGTGGCGGCTCGGGTGATCATGGCCTGGAGCTACCCTTACACCCTGCCGAAGCAAGACCCCTCCCGTGACGAACACGACTCTCCCGCCTACGAGGAGAGCCTCAAGCTGTTGCCGATTGACGACTGGAACGAGCTGGAGGGTGCGCTCGTCCCCTACAAGGCCAAGCTGGACCAAGACCCAAAAGCAGCCCGGACGACTTCTACTACCTCAAGGCATTCCTCGAAGGCAAAGGCCGCCGCCTCCCCGATAACCTCAGCGAACTGACGCTGAAGAAGATCCTTTACCTGATTAAGTTCCAGCTCCACCCCGACCAGGCGGAAGCACTGCCACTCGATGTTGATGCGTGGCTGCTGCCGGTGGCGCTGACCATTCAAAGGATCGAGAATGGCAATTAGCCCCGAGGAGCTGCCGGACTACCTGTCCAAGCTCACCCGCCGGGTGAACGACCCGGCTGGACGCGCAGCAGCCGACGCGATGATCTCTGCGTTCGACTCTGGCATCAAGCGAGAAGAGCTGACCCGCACCGTGGGGCACCCGTCGATACCGGGGCAGCCTCCGGCCCTGGAGAGCGGACGGCTGCGGGCTAGCTTCAGGGTGCACAGGGCTCGCCCGGTGGGTGCTTACCGCTGGATGGGCAGCGACGGCCCCACCACGGTGTACGCCCGCATCCAGGAGTACGGTGGGGACATCTGGGCTAAGCACACCTATGTGGACAAAAGGACCGGCCGTACCATGCCGGGGTTCTTGCGCTGGGAGGGTCCAGGCGGGGTCCACTTTGCACGTCACGTGCACCTGCCCGAGCGCAGCTACATGCGTACGGGTATCAAACGCATGCGCGCCGATGGCACCCTGCACAGGGCTGCCATCGGCGCTTTTTCTCGTGAGATGGGCTTCCTCTAAAGGTGGTGGACCTGCGCGAGAAGCCGTGGCGCACTGGCCGCAAAGTTGGCCGCACCATCTACGCCCAGCTTGGCCCTGAGCCAGCAGACGGCGACCCGCTCATCGGGGTGATGGACACGCCAGAGCTGGCGGCTGCCGCTGTAGCTGCCCACAACGGTGGCCTCTAGCGGCCCCGTCTTGCTCACCTGCCTACCACCTTTCCGGTACCCAGGCAGTAGGTGCAGTTCCGCTTGCGCGACTTGCCCCAGCTGTCTTTGTCGGTGATCTTCTTTTCGCCCCGGCACACCGGGCAGGTCCGCACGGCCTTTTGCATGGCCTTGCGCAGGCGGATGGCCTTACGTGGGTTCGGCATTTTCAGTACAGCTCCAGGTCTTTAGTTACCAGGTCGATCCGGTCGTCGTAATCGGGGCCGATGGCCAGTGCTGTGTCTGTGGCCTGGCCACCGAACTCGGTCAGCCCGGCATCGGTGATCAGGTGCACGGTCAGCCCGGCTGCCTTAGCGGCCTCGTAGACCTCCAGCAACCCGGCTTCTGAGTCCACCTGGCACACCACCTTGCGGAAGCTGCCCGCCAGCCAGGCGCGCTCGACAGCGGTGAGCGGCAGCGGAATGTGCTCCCAGGGCTCGGCATGCTCCGGGTCGATAACCTCGCGGAGCATGGCCCCGATAAGGCCATGGACGCATGGACGCATGGACGCATGGGCGCCCTGGGCGATTTCCTTGCCGCGCCGCATCTTGAGGTCCTTGCGGATCACGATCACCTGCTTGGTGTTGCTCATTTGCCCGGCACCCCGGTGGCGTCGTCCATGGTGGCCCAGAACGCCGCCCACAGTGCCTGGAAGCAGCGCGAGCACACCCTGAGCAGGGGCGACACTGCCGCCCCGCAGTTGCACTTCATAGCTCCTCCTGCTGCTTGTACCAGCGCTCCCGGCCACACGTGCCACAGATGGTGATGTGGGCGGCCACAAACCCGCCCTGCTCGTCATGCCGGACGTCGAGCCCGGCATCGAGCCAGGGGCCATGGCGGCGCTGCTTTTTGAACAGGTCCCTGCGGCTACCGCAGGACACCTGCTGGACCGGGGGCTCCCATGCCTCCGGCTGTAGCGGCTGCATGGGTGCTCCTCTGCGTTAGATCCAAGCCTTGACGATGGACTCCCAGGCCCAGCCACCCTTGCCGAAGGCGGTGCGACTGTGCCGGGGGGCACTGTGGCCGAACAAGCGGCCGATGCCACGCGCTACCAATGCAACCAGCGCGATCAGCGCGACCACAAACCCGACCGTGACGATGATGGCGACCTTGACGGCCTGCCAGAGCGCCCAGATGGCGACAAAGACCAGGCCGAAGGGGCCGAAGTAGAAAATCCTCATTGTCCTTTTCCGTTCCTTGTGGGGTAGATCTTACCCCTACACATATGTAAACGGGTTAAGGGCACCTTTTATTTCCCTTGAGAGGAGGCGGACATGGCTGATCTCGATCCGGTGACCCAGAAGTTCATCGCTGACGTCTCTGACTACATCCGTCACCTCCAGGAGGCCACCGACGAGACTCGTCACTTTGCCGAGCAGGTCCAGGAGGCCACCCGCGACCTGCTGGCTATGGCCGCCGCAGCTGATGTTGCCGCTAAGGAGATCGACAAGCTGCGCGGCAAGATGAACGACGCCAACCTGACCGACGCTAAGACCGCCGATGAACTGGCCCAGGTCCGCACCCGGCTGGATGAGGTTAAGGGTGCCGGGGACCAGGTGCACGGTTCTACCACCCGCGTCACCGAGGACATCAAGGCGGCCGGGGACCAAGCCAGCAAGCTGCACGAGAAGCTGAAGACCGCCACAGAGGACATGCGCCACACTTCCGAAGCCACCGACCGCGCCACCGAGCGGTTCAGCCACTTCCGGGAGATGGTGGGCTCGGTGGTGGAGCGCATCGGCACGATGCACACCGCCATTGTTGGCTTCTTTACCCACACAGACGAGGAGGCTCAGAAGGCCGAAGGCTCCAGCGGAGTGGGCGGGTTCTTCTCCAACTTTGGCCGTGGCGGTAAGTTCTGGCAGTCCATTGTGGGGTTCGTCGGGGAGTCCGAAGAGGGCGAAGCCTCACTGTCGGCCTTGACGGGGTCGCTGGGTGCGTTTGGCGCTGGGGCTCTGGTGATAGCTCCGGCCATCATCGGACTGGTCACCTGGGTTGGTGCGCTCGCTACTGGGTTCCTGGCGGCGGGGGCAGGCATCGGTGCCTTTGCGCTGCTGGCTAAGCCAGCCTTTGAGAAAGTCACCAAGGCCCTAGGTGACAACCGCAAAGAGCTGGCCAAGCTGGACCCGGCAGAGCGCGGTGCGGTGCTAGGCATCCGCCATCTCAAGGATGCCTATGAGGCCATGTCCAAGGCGTTTGAGCCGGACGCCTTCAAGGTCCTCAATGACGGCCTCAAGATCGCCAACGAGCTGCTGCCGCAGATCAAGCCGTTTGCCGATACCGCTGCCACCGCCCTGGACAAGGTCCTCAAGCAGCTGGACAAGTTCTTTGCCCCACGGCCGAAGGCTCCCGACCTGCCCCAGGGCATCCTGAAGGGCAACAAGATCGAAGCCCCGCCGCTGACCGGCTGGCAGGAGTTCGCTAAGTTCCTGCACACGCTGGAGGGGCCGTCGATCCAGGCGATAGCCAGGGGCATCGGCCGGGTAGCCGGAGCAGTGGCCCAGCTGATGGAGTCCTTCTCCAAAAAGGACGTCATCCACGCCATCAATATCCTGTTCGACATCTTGGCTGGCGTCATCAACCGCACCGCGTACGCCATCCGCAACGTGATGAACATGTGGGACGACCTGAGTGCGGCCTTTAAGAACACTAAGCAGTGGATCAGCGACGCCCTCGCCTGGATTAAGAAGCTGGGCTCTGAATCCAAGCAGCAGATCGAGCAGGCGGCGCACAGCATCGAGCACCAGTGGGACAACCTGTGGTCGTTCACCGTGAAGGAATGGCGGCTGATCGGTGAGGCTATCGAGGCTGCGTGGCGGTTCATCTCGACCGTGGCCAACGCAGGCATGAACCACGTCGGTGCGATCATGATCAGCTTTGGGCACCGGGTCGAGGCCATCTGGGACGCCGCCTGGAACGCCGTGGTCCGGGTTGCCCGGTCGGTCCCGGGCCGGATTGTTGCTGCGCTTGCTGCTTTGCCGGGGATGCTGTTTGGCGCTGGGGCACGGGCCATCGAGTCCCTGGCCCGGGGCATGCTGTCGGCTATTGGCTCGGTGATCTCTGCTGCCTCGGGCATCGCGTCAAAGATTGCCGGGTTCTTTGGCCTGTCGCCTGCTAAGTGGGGCGAGCTGTCGGGCTCGGGGGCACCAGAGGTCCGGGGGCGCCACTTTGCGCAGGACATGGCCCGGGGCATCTTGCAGGGTGCTCCGCAGGTGCACGCGGCGGTCAACTCCCTGGCTGGGGTGATGGGTGGCCGCACCAGCACGCTGGCGCTCGCCACGACCCAGATCGCACCGCAGCTGCACGTTCAGGTGCCCATTGCGATGGCTCCGGGCATGGGCTCGCTGACCAGCCCCCAGTTCCTGCAGGGGATTCAGCCGGTCGTCCAGGAGGCTATTCTTCGTTACGTTCAGCTCAACCAAGGTAACGGCCTTTTTGCGTACGGGAGGCGCTCGTGACCACAGCGATGACGGTTACCGCCACCGCTGGAGGAGCAGGGGCCACCCCCGGCATGGTGATGCGGGTCATCGTGTTGCGCAACCCGAACGCCTCGCCGCTGGGAGCCACCGCCACCCAGAGCGCAGCTGCAGCGCACGAGGTGAACCTGACCACCACGGTCACCCGCTCCATCACCCTGGGAGCGTGCACCAACGGCACCAACTCCACCATGGCGGCGGTGGGCCAGACCGCCTTCTACGACAACGTGGTCGACAACACCAACATCTGTGCCTACGGCACGTTTACCGGCGGAGTCACCTCCACCACTTCCACCGAGCTGCTGGGGACGAACGGCTCGTTTCAGGGTGGGTGTGCGGCAGCGGAGTTTAAGCCACTGTCGGGCGACTTTCTGTATCAGGACTCCTCCGCCCCGCCGTCTAAGTCCACCACCAGCGCCACCGCGCTGACCACGGCCAGCTTCAGCCCGCCTGCGGGGAGCCTGCTGGTGTGCCTGGTGTCGGCTAACGGCTCGTTTGGCAACGCGGTGTCGATGGCCATCACCGACAGTCAGTCGCTGAGCTGGACCGCCGCTGCCCAGGCCGACGCGGTTACCATGTGCTACGCCGGGGTGTTCTACGCGGTGGTTCCGGCGGTGGGCACCCCCTACGCCCTGGGCCACACCACCTCCACCAGCTCCACCAACCAGGTCTCGCTGACGGTCAGCGCCACCTCCGGGCTGGGCGACGCGATCATTGTCGGCATCAGTGAGGCCGTGACCGCCAACGCTATCGCCGGGGTGAACGACAGCCAGGGCAACACCTACCTGCCGGTCGCCACGCAGACCTCCACGGGCGTGCGGGCGGCTATGTGGGTGGCGCTGAATTGCGCGGTGCTCACCAACGGCACCGGGGTGATCGTGGTCACCTTTGGGGCAGCGGCAGCCACCGCGAAGGGCATCGCTGCGTTCGGCTGTAAGGGGGTTGCTAACGCAGCTGCCGTGGACGCCATCCCCACGCCTACCACGGGCACCTCCACCTCCCCCTCGATCACCTCAGGGACCCTGGTGCAGGCACCTGAGGTGGTCATCGCCCTGGAGGCGAACGTCGCGGCGGGCGGTGCCATCACCTGGTCTGGGTCACCCGGGGCGACCATCGCCGGGTTCCAGGCGGGCAGCGGGCAGTTCACCTCGATGGCGGGCTTCGCGGCGGCAGCGGTCACCTCCACCGCCTACCACGGCACCATCACCTCGTCGGCGTGGGCGATGGTGATGGTGTCGCTCACCCCGGTGCCCATCGAGACCCAGTTCACCATGGTGCCGACCTACATCTACCCGTTCGGCGCCGGGGCGACCGCCTGGAACACCCTGATTGGTGGCGCTCCTACCACAGGTTTGATGATCGCCAACGTCAACTCTGGACCGGGCGTGATTGTCGACGCCAACTACGCCGTGGTGATCCCCGCCGCCATCAACGCTGGCATCACGCTGTGTGGTTACGTGTTCACCAGCTTTGGTAACCGGCCCGTCTCCGCTATCGAAGCCGACATCGACACCTGGTTTACGCTGTATGGCGTCAGGAGCATCTTCTTTGACGAGGTCAACGGTGCGGCGTCGTTCGACACCTACTACACCACCATTGTGGACTACGTGCACGGGGCCAGTGCCGGGTCGGTGGTGGTGCTCAACCCGGGTGTGGTGCCCGATGAGACATTCTTCACCAGTGTGATCTCCGCGCAGGACAAGATCATTGTCTGCGAGAACACCCAGGCGGGATTCCCCGGTGACATCGCCGCAGCACCGTCGTGGCTGCTGACAACCCCCGCCAGCCAGATCTGCGTCACCATCAACACCTGCTCGTCGCCGTCCGACATGGTGTCGGACATTAACGCAGCGCGTAACTTCTTTAACGCGCAGTATGTCTACATCACCTACGACATCTTGTACGGGGTGCTGCCTAGCTACTACTCCACCGAGGTGGCCTACCTGGCCTCAGGGGCTCCGGCCTTTGGCGGCACCTCCCCCGCAGTCGGGGTGACGCTAGCCGGGCACAACGGCCACGGCACTCAGGTCGGGTTCGTGGTGCCGTCGCCTCCGCAGTACCCGCTGCAGGTCGGCGTGACCAACGTAGCCGGGGACTGGATGGTGGCGGTGATTGGCCTCCGCCAGGATCAGGGCTGGTGGAGCGGTGCCACCACCGGCACGCCCAGCGCGAACAACTACTTCACCCTGTCTACCGGTTCGTCGGTCTACGCCACGATCCAGGTCGCCCAGACCTTTACCGACGTGCTCAACCCGGGGCAGGTCTTCACGGTGGCCTCCATCGGCCCAGCGGCGGCCGGGCAGGCGAACATCTACTTCACCCCGGATGCCGGGGTCGCCATGACCAGCGACACCGTGACCCAGACCGGCACCACGGTGACCGTGGCTGACGACGCCCATAACTGGTGGTTCCCGGTCGGGGCGCCGACCATCACCACCACCGCCGCCGGGGTGACCCGTACTACCATCTGGGCAGCTCCAGCTGCCCGGGCTGCTACCTACGTGTCCGTCGTGCCGACCGACTCCTACATGGCCCTCGGCGCGGTGATCTACGACGTCTCGGGGATCTCCCCCTTCGCGGCGGTAGGACCGGTGTTCAGCCTCGGGCAGTCGTCCCCGGCGCTAAGCCTCAGCGTGCCGCTGGGCGCCCCGCCAGACGGCCAGGCCATCATCATCACCGGGTCCACCTCCGACTCGGTTTCTAACATTCCCACCCTGGCTGATGGTGGCTGGCTGAACCAGGTAGCCCAGCTGGCCGACAACGGCGTTGATGCGACCTCCGACCTTGTGGTGTACGGGGCAACCCAGGTCACCACCGGAGCCACCAACGCCTCCTGGGCGACTACGGCTGCCGTGGACTGGTCGGGTGCGTCGGTGGCGATCTACGTCTCCGGCTCCAGTCCGGTGATCAGCGGCAACCCTAACTGGCCTTACGTGGCTCATGAGCTAGTGCTGGACACTGGCCCCGGCGTCCCGGCAGACCAGATCACCTGGAGCCAGTTCAATGAGCTGGACTCGGTGCGCTCCCGGGTGCTGATGACCCAGATGACCCAAGGCAAGCAGTACATGCTGGACCAGCTGCAAACGGGCCAGGGCCAGGTCACCCTGGACGACCCTGACCAGGCGCTGATTCCGCCGGGCAGCGGGGACTTTGCCGGGATTGACTCCGGCACCCCCTACCGCACCCGCATGATGTGGGCTGGCGGATCTTGGTCGGTGCAGTGGTCAGGCGACGGGGTGACGGCCTTTCCGCAGCTGGACACCGGAGCCTCGATCCCAGCCGACCCCGGCACTAACTACACCGCCTCGGCGTGGCTGGCGTGCTCTACGGACTACGGCTCCGGCGTGTATGTGAACCTGCTGTTCTTCAGCTCGTCGTTCGCGTTCCTGGCGGACAACGTGGGCTCCATGGTCACTACCCCGGTGGCGGGTTTGTCTACCGTGTCCGGCATTGCCCCGCCCACCACCGCATGGTGCGCGGTAGTTATCCAGGCGGGCGGCACCCCGGCCTCGTCGCTGGTCTTCTACGCTCAGGCGGCCTACCCAGTCCCGCAGCCCAGCCTGGGTGCGGATGCCTACGTGGCGATCCCTTCAGCCGCGTCGTTCACGGCGGAGAACGGGGCTACGCTCGATGTGCTCAACCCGTGGGCCTACTCGCGGACCGGGCCACCGGTCGCTACGCCGTGGTTCATCCCGCTGGCGGGGTACTTCCAGCGCTGGCCACCGAGCTGGGACGCCAACACCTACCGTGGCCAGAGCCAGGCCACCACGGCGGACATCTGGGCCTACGCCAACCGGCAGCTGAAGTCCTCCCTGCGGGAGGAGCAGCTGACCGACCACCCCTACGCCTACTGGCCCCTGGCCGATGCTGAAGAAGACATCAACCTGCGCTCCACCACCGGAGCGTCCAACTACGCCCCCGGCAACACCAACGTCCTGAACGTCACCCTGAGCAAGAACGGCAACAACAACGGCCAGGCGGCTCAGGCGTTCGGGCAGAATGCAGACGGGCTGCCCGGGGACCAGGTCACCACCATCACCACCAGCTCCCGCACCAGCGCCAGCCCTGGCATGTGGGGGCAGACGTTCAGCTCAGCGGGCAGCTCCAACACCATCGGCTACTGCCTGCAGGTCCAGGACACCAACTTCCCCCCGATCACCACCGGGGTGACCATCTCCTGCTTCTTCCAGATGACGGCAGCCACCCCACCGGTCGACGGCACGATCTTCGGCCTGTGCAACAACACCCAGCGCGTCTTGAAGATGGACCTCGACTCCGCCACCGGGCACCTGTTGCTGGTGTGGTTCGACCAGACTGGTGCAGGCACCACCGTCACCATCGAAAGCTCGTTTGACCTGCGCAATACCAGCACCCCCAGCCACTGCGCCATCTCCTTTGACCAGAACAGCTACACGGCCTACTTTGACGGCGGGGCCATCGTGGCCACCGGCACCTTCTCCAGTCCGCTGCCACCGACGTTTGAGTATTTCTCCGTGGGAGGCATAGCGAACCCGGTCGCCACTGAGGGGTTCTACGCTGGCTTCTCCGGCCACGCCAGCGTGTATGGCTACATCGTGCCCTCGGTGCGGATCTTGAGCTGGTACTACTCGGGTAAGTTCAACTTCGCTGCTGGCGGTAACGGCCAGCAGCCAGACGGCGAATCTGACGACACCCGGGTCTCCCGGCTGCTGGGTTACTCCGGCATCGTAGCCCCGAAGATGATCCTGCAGGGGCTGATCAACCCGGTCAACCCGGAGCAGTCCAAGGTTGTCTCCATGCAGGACATCGGTGGCCAGCCTGCCGCGACCGCAGTCACCAACATCGCCGCATCAACAGTGCCATCGCTGCTCTACATCTCACCCAACGGCGACATCAACTACTGGCAGAAGTCGTATGTCTACAACCTGCCCATCTCCTGGGTGCTGGGGGACAACGTCGCGGCGGGGGAGATCCCGTTCGGGAACGACTACTCCCCCGACTACGACCCAGCCCGCGTGGTGAACGACATTGCGCTGACCCAGCTAGACGACCAGTCGGTCACGGTGCCTGATGACTCCGTGCTGGAGCAGATGAGCCAGAACTCCTACGGCGACCAGACCTACCAGGCCACCGCCTACCTGCAGGCGGATGCGCTGTCGGCCTATGAGCTGGGACCGACCGTAGCCGACCTGGCAAACTTCATCGCTGAGGTCAACGCGCTGCCCCGGTTGCGGGTGGCGTCGGTCACGGTGAATGCGGCCAGCCAGCCTGCGGCGTGGCCGTTTGTGGCGGGGGCTTCGGTGGGGGACATGGTGGTGGTCAACCTGCGGATGCCAACCGCCAGTGCCCAGCTGGTGTCGATCACCGGCCGCATCACCCAGACCAACCGCAACTTCCAGTTCGACGCGACAGCGCTGGTAGCCACGCTGACAGCCCTGGTCGACCTGGCCCCGGAGGACAGCGCCCTCACTGTGGATGACCCGATCTTGGGGCAGCTCAACGGCATCAACATCCTGGCCTGGTGAGGAGAAGCAATGCCGATCACGCTGCCGCCGACGCCTTCGACCTGGGCTACGGGCCAGCTTGTCCGCAGCTGGCAACTGACCAACGACGTCAACCAGGCGATAGCCTTTTTGACCTACCGGCCGGTGGCCTCGCTGTCGAACCAGACCGGTGGATCGTTTGCCAGCGGCGGCGACGACGCAATCACCATGGAAACCGAGTTCTACGACAACTGGAACGGCCACAACCTGGGCACCGCCAGCCAGTATTTTGCCCAGGTCGCAGGCTGGTACCTGTGCAAACTGTCGGTCGCTTTCGCCTACAACTCCTCCACCGAGGCTCTGTTCCGGGCCAGCTTTTCCGGCCAGAGCAACGGCTCCAGCTTCGGCACGACGGTCGGCCCCCGGATGGAAAACGGCTCGACCCACATTGCCGTGCCAGAGACGGTCGACCTGTACAAGATGGTCCAGACCGGAGCCATCGGCGGCAGCGGGGACTTTGTGCAGTGCCAGGCGGCGCAGTTCACCGGGTCCCCGGTCAACGTGGAGGACGGTGCTGGTACCTTTCCGTACGCCTCGATCCGGTGGGTGGCGGCGACATCGGGCACGGTCAGCTTGCCGGTGCCGGTCAACCCAACCTGGCCAGTGCCCGGCGCCCCGGCCAACCCCTACATCACCAGCACCTTTCTGAACGCGAACATCCGCGACACGGTTAAGTTCTTGCTCTATCCGCCGATTTGCCGTGCGACCTACACCGGCTCGGGCTCGCTGGCCAGCCAGACCTTCCCGGCGGCGACAGCATTGCCGTTCACCGCTACGACCGTGGACAACTACTCCGCGTTCACTACCGGAGCTTCCGCCGGGTACACCGCTCCGGTCAGCGGCAACTATTTTGTCTACGGGCAGCTCAACATGGGTACCAACGCCAACGGCGGGGCCTACGGTGCCGGGCTGGCTGTCAACGGGGGCACCGTGGTCTGGGGTGAGGTGGTCCACCGGCTGTCCGGTGGCGACACCAGCGGCACCGGGGTCAGTGTGCAGCGCCACGTGCGGCTCAATGCCGGGGACAAGGTGGCGCTGATGGTCACCCAGTCCAGCGGCAGCTCGGTGGCTTACGGTACCGGGCTCGACAACCAGTGCCGCATGGTCGTCGTTTGGGAGGGCGCCTAAATGGCGGTCGTCGTCACCAATGAGTTTGGCGGGATTGCCTCCGGCACTAACGTTGCCACCACCAACACCGCCATCGCCGGGGACCCGTTCGATGTGGTGTCCATTGGCACCGGCACCACGTTGCAGTTCGACTCCACGCACGCCGTGCTCGGTGCTACCAGCTGCAAAGTGGCTACCGGCTCCACAGCCACCACGGCACTGGCCGAGTGGACCACCACGGTCGGCACCCAGACCACGGTGTTCTACCGGCAGTACCTGTACTTCACGGCGTTCCCGTCTGCCAACTTGCGGCCGATGGCGCTGCGCTCGGGCGGGTCGCTGGCGGCGGCCATCGGCATCACCACCAGCGGGAAGATCCAGCTGATCAACGCAGCCAACGCGGTCCTGGGGGCTACGGCTAACTCGATTCCACTGAACCAGTGGTTCCGGATCGAGGGGTTCGTCACCGGCAGCGCCACGGTGGGGGTCATATCGCTGACGCTCTACAACGACCCCAACGGCTACGTAGCCACCGAAACACAGACCTTCACCGGGGCCAACACCACCGGAGCGCTGACCCAGTACTGGTTTGGCCAGCAGGCTGGCGTGGCCAACGTCGGCCCTTACTGGATGGACGGGCTGGGCATCTCCACGGGTGGCTTCCTCGGCCCGTCGTACCTGACTCCGGTGCCGGTGCCGCTGCCGGTGTTCCCGGCCGGGACAGCAGAGATCCCCCAAGCCATGAACACCTTGATCCAGGCTCCGTTCACCTTTGTCACCGGTAAGGTCATGCTGCGCGCTCAGCAATCCGCCAGCCAGTCCATTGCCGGGGCTACGACCCTGATCCACTTTGGCACCACCGCCACCGACATCCTGGAGGACCCCTACGGTGGCTGGTCCGCGACCCTGACAGCTACCCAGCCTGCGTGGTCGTGGTTGTGCCCGGTGGGTGCCACCGGCTGGTATGAAGTAACCAGTACTGCGTTCGCCGGGGCAGGCGGGGCGACGGACCAGATCCAGACCCTGATCTTCCGCTCCGGCACCCTCTACCGCACCTCCGCTACCACCTGGGCCGCGTCCAGCATCAACACCGGAGTCAGTGGCTCGGTTCTGGTCCCCCTCGCGGGCGGCCTGGACTACATCCAGGGCTACATCAACACCAGCTATTCCACCAACACCACCGCTACGGCTGGGCAGCTGCCGACTCTGGAGATTGCCTGGGTTAGCACATGAGGGGGGGCAGCCGTGGATCCAGCGTGGGTTACGGCGCTGGTTGCCATGGCTGTAGCTGTGTTCACCCTGCTGGGCTGGGCGATCCGCATGGCGTGGCGGACGGCGCGCAGCATCTGGCGGTTCCTGGATGACTACCACGGTCAGCCAGCACGCGATGGCCTCCCGGCCAGGCCAGGGTTCATTGCCCGGCTGACCAGGCTCGAAACCATGGTGTCCGCCGTGGTCGAAGAAACCAAGCCCAACGGCGGCTCGTCGATGCATGATGTCGTCCATCAGACCGCATCCGACGTTCTGCGCCTGCGCAAAGACGTCATAGGACTAAAGAAACAGGTGGAGGGGATGGACTCAGGAGCCGTCGATGCCGGAGCCGAACCATGACCGGACCACAGGTCACGCGGGGCACCATGGTTGTGTTCTGTGTACTCCTGGCGCTCGTGCTGGTGGTCGGTGCCGGGAACCTGGTTGCCACGTTCGCAGGCTCAAGCCAGCGCCAGGCCGACCACCGGGAGACCCTGCAGGCGCTGAAGACGCAGCGGCTGCAGGCAGCCCGGGTGTGCTCGGTGCTGCATCAGGTGGAAGCCATCCCGGCACCAGGTCCGGCGCTGTCCTACGACCAGCAGGTCCATGCCGCGCTGGGCAACCTTGGGGTGGGATTGGGGTGCTGAATGTGCAGGCTCGCATCTGGTGGGTGGTGATCGTGGCGGTGCTCGTCATGGGCATCGCCAACCTGGCTTCCACCTACATCTACGTGCAGCAGTTCAAGAGCGAACAGCAGCGCCAGGGCGAGATAGCGGTCCAGCGGATCTGCACCACGCTAGGTGAGCTGGCTGCGCTCAAGCCACCGGTCGGGGATGCGAAGTCGAACCCGTCACGAGCCTACGAGCAGAAGCTGCATGCCACGCTCGATGGCCTGGCGCCCGACCTGGGCTGCCAGCCCTTCTCTCACCACTCCGGCAGCTGAATCCCGGCGCGGGTGGCGGTCTGGTAGACCTCCGCACGGGCAGCAACGATCTTGCGCTGCATCAGCGCCAGCTTGTAGTCGATCAGCGCCAGCCGGGCGGCTACCTCATCCACCTCTGACCAGCCTTCCTTTTCCTTTTCCATGTCCTCACCCTAACCCGGAGGCGGTGTAATGATGATCTTCTACGACGCGGTTACCCCCGCGAACATCCCCACGGGGGCTCATGCGTGCCTGTATGCCGATGGCCTGTACAAGGCCACCCCGGCCCAGGCGGAGCGGTTTGCGGCAGTGCGCTGGATCACGGTCGTAGGCGGTAGCGCGGCAGCTGCCTACGCGGGCTGCATCGACTTTGAGAACGGGAACCCGGCCTATCTCGGCGGTGCCTTGCGCTCCTGGGTGGCCGCCCGGCAGGCCCATGGCATGCGAGCCCGGGTCTACTGCAACAGGTCCGACCTGGCGACTGTGCGGATGCGCTGCGCTGAGCTGACGTATGAGGTCTGGCTGGCCACCCTGGACGGCAACAAGCTGCGCCCGAACTACACCACCCACCTGTGGGCGGTGCAGTACCAAGGCGGCCTGACCGCCAAGGTAGACGCGAACATCCTGTACGGGCAGTGGTGAGCTAGCGCCCCTTACACAGGGGGGAATCGCACTTGAAGATGCAGATGCATGGCATATTCCGGTTGCCACGGCACCTGAAGCACTTCCGGTTCACCGGAATTCTCCTTTCGGGAGGTACAAATGTCCGGTTTTATCAACTGGCTGAAGACCGAGTTGCCCATGACCAGCTCCCTGGTGCAGGCCGCACTGGCACTGGCTCTGGCCATCGGGCTGAACCTGACCGCCGGGCAGACCGGTGGCATTGAGGCTGCCGTGGCTGCCGTGCTGGCGCTCATCGTGGCTGTCGGCACCCGGCCGTTCCAGATCGCAGCCATCACGGGTGCCTCCCAGGCCCTCATCCTGCTGCTGGTGGCCTTCCAGGTCCCCAGCGTGAGTGCGGGCCTGGTCGGCACCGTGAACGCCGTCATCGTGGCTCTGGGCGCGCTGCTGATCCGTCAGCACGTGTCCCCGGTGACGCCTCCTGTGGTTCAGGTGACGGCACCGGTTCCGCTGGCCAAGTAGCCACCAGCTCGATCCCGTCCACGGGGTTGCACCCGTCGCAGTGTTCCTCGTCACCTTCGCAGTACCCGGGGACGTTCGCGGCGTGAAGCCGGGCATTGGCGGGGATGCCCAGCTTCAGCATCCTCACGTGGATATCCTCCAGCGAGACACCGCATCCCGAGTACTCCGAGAACCACGGGATGACGACGCGGTGCTCATCGCGCAGTCCCATCTTCCCCTAGTCCCTTTCCCACTTCGTCTTAGGCCCGGTGCTCGCCGCAACGGCGGGCACCGGGTCTTTCAGTGTTCCTGGGCGGCACCGCTGGCAAGCGAAGTCGGGTGGGTGGTCGTGGGCCTTCTCCTTGCGGCGGACACGACGGCGCTGGGCCGGGGTCAGCCGGTAGAACCCGTCGCTCGTCTTGTACCCGGTGAGCACCAGGGTGTACAGCTCGATCCGGCGGGCGTTAAGCACGGGCTGCCTCCTTTCCGTTCCCGTTCCCCTTCGGGGGGCTGCACTTCATGTGGCAGCCCCCGTCGTTATGGCCGTAGCGCTGGCACTGGTCATGCGAGCCGTATTGGCACATGTGGCAATCGCACTCGCAGGTTCCTGCCTTGGCGCAGTTAGCGGCCACTCTTCGCCTTCTTCCTCGCCTCCAGCCGGGCCTTTGCGGCCTTACGGGCCTCTGCGGCCTGCTTACGGCTCAGGGCGACCTGGGCAGCGCGCTCCTTCTGGGCGCGTTCCTTCCACACCTGCTCACGGGTTGCCATCGTCGGTCTCCATCAGGTCCACAATGCCCATCACGGCATGCTTAGCAACCAGGCGGACGTCCTCTTCGGAGCGGCCCTCTTTGTCGTTGAAGCCCTCCACCGAGCAGTGCGGCTCCATCGGGAACAGCAGCTGGATCGAGCGGCTCACGGCTTCCCGGAACGCCCACATCAGGGGCTCGCCCTCGGTGAGGATGCCGGTGGCCTTCTGGTAGCTGCCCATCAGGCAGTACCCCGAAGTCTGGTCGCCCAGCTTGCCCTGGACCCAGCCCCACTTGTTCCATTCGTACTGCATTCGCTCAGCAATGTCGGCCAGGTAGCCGGTTGCCTCAGCGGCATCGGTTAGGTGCCCGTCCTCGTTCATCTGTCCCCCTTCTCCCTTTCCTTGCGCTCTAGCTGCTGCTTCAACTGCGCGCTGAGTTTAGCGGCTGCCTTCCGACTCCTCTTAATCTCGGGTTGGGGCTCTTTGCGGCTCCGCTTCGGCGGTACCGGGGCGGGCTTGCTGAAAGGGTTCTTCTTTTTCTTGGCCACCAGCCATCAGCCCTTCCGCTGTTCTTCGTCGGCCTTTGCCCGCTCCAGGATGCCTGCGATACCAGGAGGATAACGGTGGCGGCAGGCGTGGGCGTAGGGATTCGTCACCGCTACCGACCAGTTCGGGTGCTCCTTACGCATCTTCTTCGTCCCGGCCTTGCGCTTGCGCTCGGAGTACTCCGGCTCGCAGCGGCGACGGTCGTTACCGTAGAAGCCGTGTACCTTGCGGGCCATCTTGATCACGGCTTCCTCGTAGGTCTCGCCGCCGCAATCCAGCCGGTAGTTGTGGTAGTGGGTGCCGGGTGTGATGTGGAAGCGCTCCATCGTGACCCAGCTGAACTCGCCGGTCTCCAGCCACACCTCGGTGCGGGTGTTGAGTGCTGGGTCGGGGCTGATAGCCCCGGTGGCCGGGTTGACCCGGGTTACGTTGAGCCAGATGCCCCCGTTGCCAAACCCGTCGCCGTGTTCCAGGTGACGCATGTGCCGCAGCGGGTACTGGGTGCCCTTGCCGCTCTTCCAGGCTTCCAGCTTCCAGTAGATCGGGTGGCCGTCCAGGTAGCGCCAGGCGTTGATGAAGGCGCCAGGGTTGGCCTCGTAGGCCCGGACGACCTCACCCCAGCTCTCCTCCAGGTAGAGCCGCAAGTCGTAGTACAGAGTGCGGCTGCGGGCCTTGGGGAAGCTGGGGTCGCCACTGGGGATCTTGGTGGCCAGCTTAGGCAGTCGGCTGGGCTTGGTCTTCAACGCTCGTTCCCTTCTCACGCTGGCCTGGCGGGACTCGAACCCGCGCCTGCCGCTTAGGAGGCGGCTGCTCTAATCCATCTGGGCTACAGGCCAGTGCCCCCGCCGGGAGTCGGACCCGGTCCTGCAGCTTCGGAGGCTACCGTGCTAATCCGTTGCACTACAGGGGCTTGATCGTGTATGCCTCTAGCTCCAGGGGGGCCAGGTCCATCCTCAGTTTCCTTCCTGCATTCCCTGACGGTACTTGGGCAATACTACGCCCCGGGCGCGTCCTTAGGTACCTTTCCTTTGCCTTTGCAGGCCGGGCAGCGCTGGTCGTACGTGGCACCCTTGATAACCTTCACGATCCAGCCGGAGCCATTGCACGGCTTACACTTCACCAGCGGTACCGGTGAGCGGTGCTTGCCTGGCTTCTTCTTTCCGAACGGCATCCTTTCCCTTCCCTCCGTCACGGCGCTTACCTCGCTTGCGGTGCTCGGCTAGTCCCTTAATCGTTCCAGCCACTTTGCGACGGTGCTTGCGCTGATCTTTGTGGGACTTGCTCATGCTTCTCCTTTAGGTGGGCCGTGATGGATTCGAACCACCGCGCCTTACGGTTCCGGGCTACAACCGGATGCATTCGGCCACTCTGCCAACGACCCATCGGGGGTGAACGGCGGGGATCGAACCCGCGACTACACGACCCACAATCGTGCGCTCTGCCAGCTGAGCTACGCCCACCATGGGAGAACAGGCTGTCCTCGCCTTGACTAGCCTTTGGTTTGAGGGGACTCGTTCCCCGCCTGTTCTCGTGGGCGATAGTGGGATCGAACCACTGACTTCCTCGGTGTGAACGAGGCGCTCTCCCGCTGAGCCAATCGCCCGGGAGGGGCTCACAAGGAGCCCCGGTCACCCTTCCAGTATCCACTGCCCTTGCACTTTGGGCAGGGAACTAGCCGGATGTCAGCATTACCAGTGCGGCGGTCAGCTATCCGCTTCTCCACCTTGCCGGTTCCGCTGCAGTGACGGCAGCGCACTTTACCTTGCCGCCCTAGCTTCTTCGGCTTCTTTGCCATCTACTTCGGCTTCGGCTTGGGCTTGGGCTTCGGCTTGGGCCTGGCTGTGGTTGGGATCAGAATCGGGTCTGGCATATCCTCCCTGCTCTCCCTAGGTTCGGCTCGATACGGTGCCGTTACCGTGGCAGGTGGGGCAGGTCTTGTAGACCGGCTTCTTGGTGCCGCCAATGCCTGGCTTGGTCCCTGCGGGGATCTTCCCCTTCGGGGCTCCGTTGCCCGTGCACTGCGGACATGGCTTGGGGGCTTTGCCACCGCCCCCGACTCGCTTGCTCAACTGCGCTTCCTTTCCCTTCCTTGGGGCTACTTGCCCTTCCTCTTGCACCGGCCACATGCCCAGCCCCGCGTCATCGCCCTAGCGCGATCCCGCAGGGTGTTGCACTTGACCAGCTTGGTCCGGCTGCAGCCGTCCTTACAGTGCAGCCGCACATCGAACGCCATTGGTGCACCCCTTTCGCTTCCCTTCTCTAACGCGCGCCCAGAGGGACTCGAACCCCCAGCCGCCTGGTCCGTAGCCAGGTGCTCTATCCGTTGAGCTATGGGCGCTAGATTGGCCCCCGACCCCAGGCAGAACGCCGAGGGGGTGAGGTCGGGGGCCTCTCAGGGATGGATCAGTAGCACTCGCGGTCACGCCGGGTGGTGCGGGAGGTGACGGCCTCGGAGACGAAGCTCTTGTCCTCGTCGGTCGTGCCGGTCACCTTGGCGACCAGGGCGTCGGCCTCCTTCTGCGTGTCGAAGGAGCCCCGGACCTGGACCCGGACGTCGTAGCGTGCCTTGTTGCTTCCCTCGGGCATTTCCTGTTCCTCTTCCTGTTGGGGGTGAGTTGTTTCTCACGTGATACCCAACTATACCTGATTACGGGGCCGATGTAAACGGCTTATATGTGCCCCCACCTGGAGCCGAACCAGGGACCTCCACCGTGTCATGGTGGCGCTCTGACCACTGAGCTACGGGGGCTAGATCCCCCGGGAGAGCAAACGGGGAAGTCCCTCCCGGGGGACGCTCATTTGCCCTTACGGGCCTTACGGGCTGCAGCGTTGGCCTTGCCCATCTCACGGCGGATCTTACGCTGTTCTTCACGCTGGCGCTTCTGCGCGGCCTTCTGGTCTTTGGCTGCCTTGGCGGCGGCGGCCTTTTTCGCTGCTTGCTCCCGCTTGACCCGCTGGACCATCTTGTAGCGGATCACGTCTGCGTCGTGGGTGGCCTTGTTGCGTTGGTAGCGGGGGTCATTCAGCGCGGCACCTGGCGGCTTCGGCTTGCGGAACATGGGCTAGAACCAGCCCGACTTCTTCTTGCCCTGGCTCCGCATCCGCTTCTCGCGGTCCTTGGCTTCCTTGTCGCGCTTGGCCTTCTCCTTGCGCTCCTTGTCGGCCTTGACCTTCTCCGCAGCCCGGGCGCGCTCATCCTTGATGGTCTGCACCCGGCGCTTGGCGACTTCCTTCTCGACCCGGCGGGCTTCCTTCATGTTCCACTTGTGCTGATCGATCTCGCGCTGGTGCTTCTCGTCAGCCATGCGCTGCGCACGGGCAGCCGCGATGTCAGCCTTGCGGCCCTTCTGCTGCTTGGCCCGCTCCTTTTCCCAGGCGGCCTTGTTGTTCGGTCCCCACACTCCCATGGGGTTCTCCCTTCCTCTTCCTGTTCCTGCGCGGCCCTGACCGGACTTGAACCGGCACGCTCCACCTTGACAGGGTGGCGCACTACCAATTGTGCTACAGGGTCATGTGCGTGAGGCGGCTGCCAGGGTAACCCCTCACGCTGTCCCGCTTGGTGCTCGCGGTGCGGGCAGACCGCAGGGCTCCTGCCCCTCATGCCCCTGACCCAGCGCTCCGGCGCGTGGAATCGAACCACGATAGCCAAGTTAACAGCCTGGTGTCCTGCCGTTGAACGACACCGGAATGGTGACCCCTAGGGTCCGCACCCCCCGAGCGGTGCAGACCCTAGGGTCCGTAGCGAGGGCGGGATTTGAACCACGCGACCTCCGGGTTATGAGCCCGGCGAGCTACCGAACTGCTCCACCTCGCGTAACCAAGTATACCGTTTACTGCCTCTCAGCGGTAGCGGCTTTGAAACCAAACGTCATCAGCATCAGAGCCTCGGCAATAGTGCCCCCCGGGTCGCCGCTGGGCATCATGACGACCTCGCAGTCCCGCTCCTGCTCCACGTGGTAGAACCGGTCAGCGGTAGTGAAGGCCATGATGTGGCGGGCCTCGATGCGCTCCGGCTGCAGGTAGAGGTCATGCTCGGCTACGGCTCGCTTCAGCCGCTCAGCCACCGCTGGGTCGTCGTTTTGCTCAGCTGCGGTGATGTTCACGCCCCAGCCCTCAAACCGGAAAGCCATCCCGATCCAGCCGGGTGGCAGCTCGGGCACGGGGGGCTTCGGCATCTCCAGGATCGAGTCGGGCAGGCTGTGGTAGTGCATCAGCCCCTCCCCCAGCCGCATCAGCAGCTGCGGTGGCGGGGCCAGATCCCACCACATGCTTGACAAGCCCACGGTCACCAGGGCTGCACTGTCGTCACTCTCGGTCAGAAAGTACAGCTCGGGGTGCTCGTCCCATTCGGTGCGGGCGGTCAGCGTTGCGGTCAGCAGCGCCCCGATCGCTTCGTCGTTCATTCCTGTTCCTTTCCCTGCTGAGCCACCAGCCTGTCCCCGTGACCACCTCACGGGGACAGGCTGGCGGGTCCCTTTAGCGACGCCGGGCGAGGCCGTTCTCGTCCACGACCTTGAACGGGGTGCCGACGCCCTCCAGCACGGTGCGCTGGTTGACCTGCTCCATCTCGGCCCGCACCTGGCGCCGCAGCAGGGCGTCGATGGTGGCGTCGTCGCTGCCTTCGGCGGCAGCTTCCATCATCTCCTTCTGACGGCGCAGACCCCGGGCTGCCTCCACCAGGTCAGCGGTGGTGACCTTGGAGGGGCGGCCCTGGTTCTTGGCGATGGAGTAGCGCACTGCCCGGCGGATGGCCTCCACGGCGAACGCTGGCACGTAGCCATCGAACGCCTCAACCAGCTCGTCGGTGTACTCGATGTCCGGCCGCAGCGCTGCCGCAATGTGCGACTCCACCAGGTCCTTCAGCTTGGACGGGGCCACCGCACCCAGGTGGATGACGGCGTCGATCCGGCCTGGCCGCAGCATGCCCTTGTCGATCACGTCGGGGAAGTTGGTGGTGAAGCCCACCATCACCTCGGTGTTCTTGACGGCTGCGTTGTCCATCGCGTCCAGCACGGTGGAGATACGAGCCCGGGAGTGCTGGGCGTTGGCCAGGTTGTCAGCATCCTCGATCCACACGACCGCCGGGGAGTACAGCTGGGCGGTCCTCAGTGCCTCCAGGGGGCTGTCTTCCGGCCGCACCAGGATGAAGGTCCACCCGGCGGCTACGGCGTGCTGAGCGGTCAGTGCACCGGCCTGGGTCTTGCCCGTGCCGTACGGACCCTCCAGCAGGAAAGCCCGCTTGAGTGGCAGGTGGTTCATCCGCATCTGGTCGGAGTGGTCAATCACCGACCAGATGTTGGCGTGCAGGTCGACCAGGGTGTCGTCGTTGTAGACGCACCGGGTCGGGTCGACCGACTGCTCGTCCCAGAACCCGGGGTTGTCGCTCCCGTCGATGGCCCGGCCCCGGTAGATGGAGCGCTCCTTCAGCTCCTCCTCCATTGCCCGGAAGAACCCCTCGATGCGGGCCTGGTGCTTGCGGGGGGCGGTCACGGTGATGTGCGACAGGAAGCCCTTGTTCGGGTCCTTCGCCATCCCGATCTCGAAGTCCGCATCCAGCATCTCAAAGTGGATCTCGTCCCAGGGCACCTGCATGGACTCGTTCACGCCCACGGGGATGGAGATCAGCTGCGGCCGGTGCTCCTGGCCGAAGAAGTCGAACCAGCTCTTGCCGATGCCTGCGGTGCCGAACACCCGCATCATGGCCCGGTTAAAGGCCGCTGCCCCGTCGAAGGGGCGGTAGGGGAACGTGCGGGAGAAGTCGATCTTCTTCTCCTGCTGCTCCTCGTACTGCCGCAGCGTCTTGCAGGCTCGCTCGATGCCACCGGGTCCCGCCAGGTGCGCGGGGAGACGGATCTTGTCGCCTGCGAACTCGATGGAGTCATCCCCTACCGCTGCCCCGCCCAGCTCGCTGAGTACCTCCAGCAGCCGTGCGGTGTCCTTGTCGGCCTGGGTCATGACCCGGCCGGTCTTGGCGGTTGCGGTTGTCACTTCCTGTTCACCTTCCTGTTCCTTGCGGTCGTCGATGAGCTGGCGCATAAGGCTGTCTAGAGCCGCGCGTAGCTCGGTTTTCTGTGCGCCACTCATGGGGCGGCTTTCCCTTCCTGAGTTCCTAACCTTACCTGCTGGTACCGCGTAGCCCCAACGGGATTTGAACCCGTGCTACTGCCTTGAAAGGGCGGCGTCCTGGACCGCTAGACGATGGGGCCTGGGGGGGGTGGTGGAGCAGGAGACGAACAAAAACACACCCCACCACCCGTACCGGGTACCGGATTCGAACCGGCGTTACCAACTTGAGAGGCTGGCGTCCTGGGCCTGGCTGGACGAACCCGGCATGCTCACTTCTTCTTGCGCTTCTTACGCGCTTCCTTCTCGGCCTTGCGCTGTTCCCGCTCAGCGCGAGTACAGCTAGCACATAGGCTACCCGCTATTGCGGAGTTCTTACGGCATTTCCAGCAGGTTCCCCATTCGGCCATTTCCTTTTTCCTATTCGTAGATCTTGCCGGTGCCCTTGCATCGTGGGCACTGCCCGGCGTCCTTCCAGCCACGGCCCGCTGGTACCCGGACCTGGATCTTGCCCCGGCCACCGCAGTTCGGGCATTTGGTCTTCCGCTGCACCTTCACCTTTATCTTCATGCGTGCCCCGCCAAGGTACTGACCCCTGTTCCATCGGGTAAAGGCCGACTGCATCACCTTAATGCTTGCGGGGCTCGTAGGGCGACTGCGACTTGAACGCAGGACCGGCGGATTATGAGTCCGCTGCTCTGACCAGCTGAGCTACCGCCCCGCGTCGTACCGAGAACGGGGAACGACCCCATGACCTCTGCGTTATGGGCGCAGCGCTCTGCCACTGAGCTACCTCGGCGTGGTGGGCATGGGAGGAATTGAACCTCCGACCTTCTCCGTATCAGGAAGCTGCTCGAACCGGACTGAGCTGCATGCCCCTGTGGATGGGCGCGAGCTGGGCAAGGGAGTGCAATACAAGCCTCAGCTCGCACCCGTGCGGCACCGGTACGATTTGAACGCACGGGACGCTTTCACGCCCTATCGTTTTCGAGACGATTGCCTTAGGCCACTCGGCCACGGTGCCTTGAACCTGTTGTGTGGGGGGAAAATCCCCGTACCCGCCCTCACCGTTCCACGATACCTGATCAGCGTGATGGTAGTGCGCGGTAATGCTGCCCTGTTCCATGAGTGCATCGTGCTGGGCTGCCTTGTTAACTGCTGATGCGGCCCGGCGCATCTCCAAGTGGCAGGGGTGCAAACCCTGAAGGGTAGAATCTCACGCTCGCCTCAGAACCGTGTACCACGGTTACCGACTTCCCCCTACGGCTTCAGTTCGCCCATCTCGGTGGCCCAGTTGGCGGCCTGGATGGTGTCGTCCAGCTGCCGGTACTCCCGGGCCAGCCGGTCAGCTTCGGCTCGCAGGACCGGCACGTCCAGCAGGGTCTCGTCCTTCAGCTCGGATCGAGCCCGGCGCCCGTACAGGCTGCGCTGGCTGGGGGTGGCGCAGTCGGCCAGGTCACTGATGAACCCGCGTTCGGCGTTCAGCTGGTCCCTCTTGGCTAGCAGCTGGGTGATGGTGCGGCCATCACTGACCGTGGTGGCCGCGTTGGTCATGTTGATCTCGGCGGCACGGGCACTCAGCCTGACCATCAATGCCCGGACCTGGGTAGCCAGCTCGTTCGGGTCCTCAACCGGCTGTTCGCCTTCCTGGTGGATGGCGTTGGCCTTAGCCCTGGCCCGCAGCTGGGCTACCTCCTTCTTCATGTCGGAAAACTCGCTGAGCGCTGTCGCCAGCTTCATCCTCTCTCTCCTTTCGTTAACGCGGAGCCTGAGCGATTCGAACGCTCGACAGGGTTGCCCCTGAACCGCCTTAGCAGGGCGGCGCCATAAACCGGACTAGGCGAAGGCTCCATATTTTGAAGGTGAGGTCTGCTAGGGGTCAACATGCCCGCCTCCTCCGCAGGCTCCCGGGTGCGCGCTTTTGGGATCGTCCCATTGCCCAGGGCTCGGTACCTCACCGGGGGCTGGCAGGTGCTCCCCCCGGGGGGTGGCCCCTTACGCGGCCTTGCACAGGACGTATCGCCCATACCTGCCAGCCTTTGTACGCCGGGGGGGACTCGAACCCCCACGTCCTCTCGGACACCTGGGTCTGAGCCAGGCGCGTCTGCCAATTCCAGCCACCAGCGCAAGCAGTTGGGTCACGATCACCGGAATCGGCCGGTACCTTGGCGGCTAGCCGCTGCACCTTGGTTCGCATCGTGACCCAGCCGAGCGGATGACCGGGTTCGAACCGGCGACCTTCACCTTGGCAAGGTGACGCGCTGCCAACTGCGCCACATCCGCATGTGCCACCGCTCTTGGCGACGCGCTGTGCGCCGTCCAGCAGGAGCGCGGTGGCCACTATCCTGCTGTTTCACCATCGGCTACATGAGCCTCAGGATACCGGCATGAGCGGCAAAGGGTCTTGATCCAGCCGTGTGCCTTGGTGGCCTGGCATACCCCTGGCTTGCCGCATTGCTCGCATGTCTCACCTGACCTGGCCTCAAACCGGCCCAGGACCCTGGCGATCTCGATTGGGGCGTGCTCCAGGTAGACCCGCAAGCACCCGAACTTCTCCTTGACCTGGACGGTCTGGTAGGCCGGGTTGATCGCTGACAGTGCTGTGTGCATCTCGTCCAGCAGACCGTGCCATCCAGGGCCAACATCGTTTTTGTATTCGGTGACCGGCCCGCCCTGATTGAACAACTCGCATCATTCCCTTCCTCGGGGCGACCCCCAGGCAGCGCCATGGCCGTATGGGTAAAACCTGGAGGTCACCGAGCCCCCTTACGGAATCGAACCGTAGACCTTCTCCTTACCATGGAGACACTCTGGCCGCTGAGCTAAGGGGGCGTGCGGCCGGTTGCCCGGCCGGTGGTCAGGCGGACTCGTCAGCCCGCAGCTTCTCTAGCACGATGCGCACGTCGGCGTACCGGGTGTCGGGGTGGTCGTTGAAGGCCGCAATGCCCAGCGGCGTGATGGGGCCGTCCTTCCGCCACCGGCGTTCTGGCCACTGGCTGTTCGCGACCCGCTGGAACGCCCTGGCGAACCGGTTCCGGTCCCGCTGGGGAATCCCGGCGGCGTCCATGGCTCCTAGCACGCAGTGCCGCTCCATGCCCCGGCCACCGTGGTAGGTGCTCTTGACCCAGAACCGGCGGCTGGGGATAGCCTCCAGCACCCGGGCTGCCATCTCGCTGGTCTTCATCATGTGCGCTCTTCCGCCATCCTTTCCCACTCGGCCACCGTCATGAACCGACGGTGGCGCCCGTCCACCAGGACCATCACCCGCTGGTTAACCCGGGTGGCCTCGTGGGCAGCTGCAACCTGTTCCTTGGTGCGGACCGGCTTGCTCCTGCTTGCGCCAGAGTTCCCGCCTGCCCTCGCCGGGTTGGAGCCCTTCGGCTTGGGTGCCCGGTACTTCAGCTTCAGGTTCTGGCCTGTCATCTCCTGCATTGCACTCCCCTGCTTTCCCTTCCTTATCCGTACCGGGCTACCCAGCGGTCCAGGAATGCCTGGCCATTGCAGCGCAGAATGCGCCGCTTCTTGTTAATCCTACGGTGGTTTTGTGTCCAGTACCGCTGCTTAGACGGCTTGTCCTTGTACTGCTTGCCTTTGTGGGCTCCCATGGTGTGCTCCCTTTCCGAGCCCCCCGCCGGTCTCGAACCGGCAACCTTCGGCTTACAAAGCCACTGCTCTAGTCCACTTGAGCTAGGGAGGCTAGCCTGCGCCGAAACTGTGCGCGATGGAGATCAGGCCGCTGGCGACCTCGTTAAAGAGGTCGTAGGCGGTGTGCAAAGCCCAGGCGACAAAAGACGGGGCCTTGATGAGCAGCCAGATAACGATGGCCCACCCCAGCAGCTTCTTCAAGAACTGAATCATTCCTTCTCCCTTCCCTAACGAGCCTGTGGGCCGGGTTGAACGGCCTGCCTCCGCTGTACGAGAGCGGCGCTCTGCCTTCCGTGAGCTACACAGGCATTGTAGGTGGGCAGGGGGGAGGCGTCGCCCTGGGCTTGCAGCTAAGGGCACCCCCCTGCCACCCGCTCCCCGGCAAGGATTCGAACCTCAAATAACTGGTCCAGGGCCAGTCGTGTTGCCAGTTACACCACCAGGGAGTGCGCCGCCAGGGCCTCGAACCCTATATCCCCCGGTTAAGAGCCGGGTGCTTCACCTGTTTAGCTTGCGGCGCTAGCCCGGCCGGAGCCGGGGTTGGTCACTTGTCCTTCTTGTCGGTGCCGGGCTTCTCGTGCGCCCCACCTGCTCCGCCCTTGCCGGTGTTACGGCTGAGCGGCTTCTCGTGCTTTCCCATCTGGTTCCCTCCTCTCCTGCGAGCCGCGCCGGGGAGTCGAACCCCGCTTGCCTGCTTGGAAGGCAGGTGCACTAGCCGATGTGCTAGCGCGGCATGCTCACTTTCCCACCCAGCCCTTCGGCTTTGGGTGCTCGCCCTTCCCTTTGCAGTTGGGGCAATTCAGGTCGGGGCGGCCTATGCTGCCGGGGACCGTTCCCTTGCCGCCGCAGGTCTGGCACTTGATCATGTTGCCACCTTCCCCCGAAAGAGACCGTAACCAGGATCGAACTGGTGTGCTCCGCTTTGCAGGCGGACCCCTAAGCCACTCGGGCATACGGTCTAGTGCATAACTATGCAGTGCTCGCGTCCGGAGCCGAACCGGAGTCCTCCCGGGTTTCAACCGAGCGCTCATTCCAACTGAGCTACACGAGCAAGTTCATGGGGGGCTGGCCCGCAGCCCGCTTCGACGACCCTGTCGCCTCCGCAGATCCACTACTCGTCTGGCCTGTCGCATTGCCCCGTAAAGGGGGGATGCTGCGGCGCTCACTTTCGCAGGTACGCCAGCCCTCCGTTGGCCGTAACTTGATCGTCCCCACGGACCCGGGGGCCTCTGCGGCTAGCGATAGCCAGCCAGTCGGGATGACAGGATTTGAACCTGCGACCTTCGCGTCCCGAACGCGACGCGCTACCAAGCTGCGCCACATCCCGATTTGGGGCAGCTAAATCACCCACGTTGACGGATGGGTGGATGATCCTTCCCCCCGGCTCTGCCGTCTGTTTCTGTCCGGGAGCGCGCCTGCTGCCAAGGCGACTCGTCAGCGTGCCCAGATTTGAACTGGGGACTTCCTGCTCCCAAAGCAGGCGCGCTACCAAGCTGCGCCACACGCTGTTACCCCAGCCCCGCCCGCTCCGGCCCCCATGAACAAGTGGTACGGGCAAGGCTGGGTTTGCTGACCCACCACCAGGCTGACTAGCTCCGGTGCGGCTGTCTTACCACCGGAACCAGGCGGCCCTCAGTGGTGGTCAGCAGTAAAACGCCGGGCGTGCTTGCCACTTAACACCACCGCCCCTTTCGGGGCGGACCGGAATCGAACCGGCGCTTCCCAGCTCGTGGACCGTCGCGGGCTCGAACCGCGCACCCCCTGCTTGCAAAGCAGGTGCTCTACCAGATGAGCTAACAGCCCTGGAGTGGGGGCGTTCCTGACAGCTTGCTTCCGTCAGGCGAGTGGGACTGCTCTCAGGGGCATTTCTCCCCTTCTCCGACTCCCCACGTGGTCTGCCCTGGACTTGAACCAGAGAATCTTCCCCTCACGGGGCTGCTCTATGCCGTTGAGCTACTGACCGAGCGCCAGGTATCGGCAAGGGGGGCCACCCCTATCCCGCACCTGGCTACCCTCCTGCCCGTCAAGACGGGGGCTATCCCGCTACCCGGTGTGACCCGGGGCGGCCCGTCAAGGAGCAGGATGCTGGTGGACGGTCCCATTGACCCTCAGCCAGGCTGAGGCGGGTTCTTCCCCGCAGTTTCGCCCGTCGACCGTTCACCTAGGATGTCTCCGGTCCCCGCTGCGGGTTTCCAGCCTTTCGGCTTCCGTCCCGTGGAGCTAGCGCGACTTGAACGCGCGGCCTCCGCCATGCCATGGCGGCGCTCTGCCAGCTGAGCTACAGCCCCTCGCGGTGCCGGTCGGGCCGTTGCAATTCGGTGACCGGTCACCTGCACACTTCTTCCCCCATGGGTTCATCGCCGCCGTGCGCTATGGCTGCTACCTGCTCTAACCCTCACAGGGGGGCCTTATCTCGCCGGGGGAGGCGGGCTGCTGGCCCTCCCTAGGAGGGCACTGGTGCCCGCCCGACCCCGGCGAACTTTGGTCTTCAGTTCCAGTTGTCTAGTTGCTAGCACGTCCACCCGCAGGTTGGTGCCGAGCACGGGGGCTAGGAGTCGAACCTAGTTCTCACCGGTTTTGGAGACCGATCGCCTAGCCGTTGGCTCCCCCGCTCGTCTGCGGTGCTTCCACTCACGGTTGTACTCACGTTTCCGCGCTCGGCACGGCTCGCAAGGGCAGTTCCGCTTTCCGGAAACCCCGCCACCGTGTTCGACCCCGATCTCTGAACTGGTCTTCTGTCGGTGGCAGAGTCTGCATAGAAGCTGGCACTTAGCCAGCTCTGCTGCTAGCTCCGCATCTCCCCGGTTCCACCGCGCAGTGATCGTGAATTCCTTCAGCGCCCGACTGACGTGGTCGAACTGGAGATCTTCAGTTGTGTTGCACTTTGCGCACTTACCACCCAGCAGGCCGATCAGCTTCCGCTTCGCTGCTTCGTAGCGATCCCGGTCGTATTCTGACCGGTCCCACTCGGATGCCCACCAGTCCCTGGTTTCCATCTGCCTGCTAGTAGCTTACCGGATGTAACGCCATATGTAAACGGCTTATTTCGGAAGGGGCGGACCTCCGGCTCCAGCAGACCCCAGCAGGAGTTACTTACGGAAAGGAAAGCGCGGAGCCGGAGGCGGACCCGCCCCACAACCCGAAACCTACCTGACGCGGTCTGGCCCCGCTACCCGGTTAAACTTCCCAGGCCATCGTCTCGGTGTTCAGCAGCAGCAGGTTCCCCGCCATGGTGTCGCACGCTAGCCCGGTGGCCCGCAGCAGGCCGTAGCTCATGTTCACCGTCTTGTCGTAGCTCATGTGGTAGTGCCCGTGCATCAGGTAGCTGGGTGTCACCTCGCGCACCACCTCATCCAGCAGCTCGCGGTGTGCCTCGCAGGCAGGCAGCTGAGCCAGCCAGCTCCTGTCGCCCGGCACCGGCAGGTACAGCGGGACGCTGGCTGGGCAGTCGTGGGTCAGCATGATGTCGGCGTGGCCGCCAGCGATGGCAGCGTCTGCCTGGGCACGGGTGATGGCCTCGGCGCTGAACCAGTCGATCCCTTCCGTGCGCTCAGCCTTGTCGATGCTGTGGGCGCCGCCGAGGGCCAGCCAGGTGCGGTCATGCCAGGTCCAGCGGGTGCCCCGGGGCAGCCAGAAGATGTGGTTGCGGATGCGCACTGGCTTGCCCTGCTGAGCCATCAGAGAGAGCCGGTGGTGATCTTCGTGGTTGCCGTCCAGGAACCACAGCTGGACGCCGAACAGTGCCAGTGCTTCTTCTGCGGTGTCCAGGTAGTACCGGCCGGATTTCTCGCCTGGCCAGTACCCAAAGTCACCCAGGTGCACGATGACCTTCTCGTCTTCATCCCCCAGGGCTGACGCGGCCACCTTGATGGACTCGATTGCCCACCTGGTGTTGCCGTGCCAGTCACCCGCTATCGCGACCCGCTTGGGTCCTTCCATTTCCCTTTTCCCTTCCTGGTGGGCGCGACCGGGCTCCCCCCTTTGAAGGGAACCCGGTCGCCCACGTGGACACCCGCGTTGGTCAGGGGGTGTCGACTGGCTGCAGCCGGTAGTACCAGCCCGCATGCGGGACGGTGGTGCGAATCCAGATGTCACCGGCAACGTTGTCCCCGGCGGCTTCGTACCCGCTCCAGTGAACGCTGACCAGGGACCTGGTCCCGTCACCGTTGTCGATGGTGGTCCACTGGTCACCGATCACCCCGGAGCAGGCCGTGATGATCAGTGTGAGCGAGTTGCCGGACGGGTTGGGCGAGAGGCAGCGGTTGTTGTCGGGCTTGTTGGAACCGCACAGCTGCAGTACGCCCGTGGTCCCGGCCTGAGGCGCGCACGTCGTGCGGCCCCCCACCGCCTCCGATACCGCGCTGGTGCCGAAGTTGAAGTTCGCTGTGTTGATGCACATGTGCTGGCCGTTGGCGGTGCAGATGTGGCCTGTGACCTGGGTGGCGCTGGCTGGAGAGGCGGTCGCCACCAGTGCGGCCAGAGCTGCCGCCGCCAAGATCGCAAACGCGATCCGTATGCGTGCTCGCACCATTCGTTTAGACCCTTTCGATTGGGTGTGGTTGGTGCGTGCATTCTTTCATACGGTAACCCTTCCCGTCCCTGCCCGGCGTTCCCTTCTTTCCCTGGTCTCCCGCCTACAGCGGGCACATAGGTGGCGTACCACTCCAGCACCGCATCGAGCGGGAACTGCAACAGCCCGTCCACCCGTACCGGAGCGGGAAAGCCGTTGCTCCCCCGGCGCGTGTACCACGACCACACCTGTTGCCGGGTGAAGGGCTTGCCCCGGCGGCTGAGCCCATAGCGGCCCGCGAGGGCCAGGGCGACCTTAGTGAACCCGCCGTGGCCCGGAATCTGCTCGCTCATCGTGCATGTCGCGTGCCGGGCAGGGCGTAGTCGTCAGTGGTGCATTGAGGCGGCGCACCATCCAGCCCAAGCACGCCCAGCATCAGCGCCAGGTAAGCGGCGTCGCGGCGGTGGTTGCGGTCCCAGCATCGAGCCCACGCCCGGCAGCCGTGCTGGTTGGCCATCCGGCGGGCCAGCATCGAGGCCAGCCGCCCGTTAGACAGGTCGACCGCATCAGGGTGGCCCATCGAGCCCGCCAGCAGGTGAGTATCGTGCAGGAACTCGCCGGTAGCTTTCGACGGCAGGCTCCCGGTGCTAAGCCGCGCGATGCGGTCAGCACCTACCTGTGCTGCTGTGACGCGATGGGCCACCATGATCTCCTAGGTCCCTTCGAAGGCCAGCCGCACCCGCCGCAGCTGGACTGACAGTCGTGTGTTCTCTTCCTTCAGCCGGGCCACTTCGGCCTCCAGCACGGCCACCCGCCCGGCATCTGCGCCGGTCAGGTTAGCCCGCAACCAGGTGATCACCTGGTCGGGGGTGGCCCCGATCATGGCGTCAGCCGGGACCACCACAGCCAGGTCTTCTGGCTCTGGCTCAGGCTCGGGTGCGGGGTGGAAGGCTTCATCCATGATCTCCTGGTACAGGTCGTCGGAGGCGGGCAGTTCGTGTGACTTGTCCAGGTGCCGGGCCAGAGCTGCCTTGGAGTACCAGTGCATCTCATCCAGCGGGCACCACCATTCGCGGTGCGGGCTTTCGGGATGCATGGTGTCCTCGTGGCGGCGGCGCTCCCCGGCGTCCATCGGCGGACGAGGGCAATCCGGCTCACGGCATGGGTACAGCTGTGGGCTGGGCTGCGGCTCACCACCGGGGGCGACCGGAGCAGCGGTGTCCGGCGGGACAGGCAGCCAGAACTTCCACTGCCCGCTGGGGGTCTCACGACCACCAGCCTCCCCTTCCTCCACCATCTCATGCAGGATGCGGCCGGTGTAGGCGGCTGAGCCGGGGTAGCCATGCTTGGTGGCTATGGCGTGGATCTGCACGATGAACGCGGGCTCATTCAGCTCTTCCATCGCGGTAGCGATCCAGCTCTCCGCTGTGCAGTGGTCGTCGTAGACGTGCTTGTTCAGCCAGGACTGGCTGCCCCGCCGCTCGCCACAGATCCCGCCAGGGCGACCGGGCGCTGCCCAGGTGCAGACAAACGGGGCCAGTGCCGTCTCCACCCGGGCGGGGGAGCGGTCTTCGCCAGCTTCGGCCTTGGTCAGCTTCTTCTCAGCTGGGCGCGGCGGAATTGGCTTAGGCGCGACAGCCGGGGGCACGTCATTGAAGTCCGCCCGGACGAACCAGGTGGACGGCGTGACCCGGTTGCCCTGGTTGGTGCACACCAGGTTTCCGCTGGCGCGCAGGTACCAGTTCAGCTCCCGCTTGAACGCCTTGATGGCCGGTTCCGGCTCATCGAGGGTGTTCCACATCGAGTCGATGATGTAGTTCACGCTGCCCCGCCAGCGGTAGCCACTGGCGTCGCTGTAGTCCATCTCCTGAGGGGGCTCACGACGGGCAGCGTCAGCGTTGGTACCGGCCCGCTGCAACACCGCACGGTGCACGGCGGCAGCCGCGAGCGCCATCGTCTCTGGCACGGAGAGGTCTGGCAGGCCATCGCCTGCCAGCTCGGCCAGATCGCGCCCTCCAACTATCACGCGAGGTTCTGACATAGTTTCCTGTTTCCTGTTCCCTAGTTACGGCTAATCCCGTTTACGCATTATACCTCATGAGCCCCCCTATGGGCTATAGCCA